CTTGTATTTAGTGGAAATTCGCAATCTCACGAAGATCTCTCGATGAGGGGGGCCGGAACACCCGACGAGGTTTCGGTAAAACATCAAATATAGCATAATCGTCAGGCTCAGGTATAGTGATGTGCTTAACATCAATGCCGACGTGAGCTAAATATTTGTGACGATGAGAAGTAGCCCTAATATGTATAACGATGTCACTAAAAGTGACAGGACCATCCTTCTCCATCATTTGAAGATACTCAATAATACGATACCAGTAATGTGCGTAACCCGGATCGAAACCACTCCAGAGTTGACCAAGAGCGGCAGAGCAAGCTTCAACAACCGACTTTCTCGTTCTTTCAGGATGAATAAAAGACGCAATCAGAAAATCCTGATTTTTAAAAGGATAGCCATAAAGATTAAAGTAGCCGAGAAAGTGCACATTATCAACTTGAGTTGTGACATATGATTTTCCTGTGTTCAACTCCATTCCAAAATACTTTTCAGCTAAGTACTTATAGTCTTCTAAATTGGCATGTCCTGATGTGACAAAGACTGCGTCATCACCGAGATAGATCTCAGAACTGGGTAAATCACCAGTTGTGTGGTACACCATCCACCGGGTAACAATAATGTTGATGATAGAATCAACAATGTTCGTGAAACACGATCCACTGGGTACACCGCCGAGAATTTTAAAGCGATCACCCTTACAGGTGCGGATGGGTGTATCGACGAAATAGTTTACCATCTTTCTCCAACGTAAATCCGTCACATGTGGATCCACATCCCAAACCATTCCGTCTGCATCACGCACCTTAGAAAAGTCAAAACACTCACGAATTATGGCAAATACATCTCGGATCAACCACGGAGCTAGGCTCTTGTCAAAACCGCGCCAGTCGGCACATACGTAGTTACATCCGGGATTAGAGTAAAGAAAATTATTAACAAAATCCATCCCACCATTGGCAGTCTCAAGGCCGTAAGCGATGGGTAGTGAGTGTTGATTAGACTTCATCCAATCCTGTAATGGATAGAAAAATCGACCTTCTTCCATATAAACATGAATTGGGTATCCCCAAGTTGCACGAATTTTGGTCTTACCTACTCTAGCTATCTGAGACCTGGCGTAAAGACAAACGTCGGGGAGGTGCACTAGTTGACCGTGACCTATACGCTGCCAATCTCTATTGATGTCGTGCAGTTTTCCAGCTAAGAGTACCTCTCTCTTGGTATGTAAATTCTCCAATTTATAAGGCAGACCGGGTGACTTCGAG